GCTAACTTCCCTATTAGTGGTGAATTAGTAGATGTTACTATTAGTGCTAATTTTACAAAGAGTATTACTACTAGTACAACTACTAGTATTAACTTAGATGGTAAGTTAGAAATAAATGTTGGTGGAAAAATAAAACCAACACATTCTATGACATTCGATTTCAATACCGCAGGTACTACAACAGTATATGATGGTAATGGTGACTCTTACACACACAAACCGCTAGTTATTTACAATGTAGCAGATAGTATGTTTCATAGTGAAAGTGCTAGGGCATTAGTTACATTTAACTTTGGCGCACTAAATCTCAGTATGATAGACGGTATATATCCTAATATTACTTTTACGGGAACAATATATGCTAAATCTATCTACTCAGATACTTCTAGAACATTACACAACACATACGGTTCTGTTGATATATTAGATTTTAATGGTGGTAATGTTTCTTCTTCTGACTACGACATCTACGATTATACCAAAGAATACCTATTTGAAGGTACTCTGACGGCCATTGGAGAGTACTTTAGGTTCGGACATACTACCGCTAGATTTAAGACGCTTAAAACATCTTCTTATGGCGCACTTAATTTTCCCGTTACTGGCTCTACAAACTTTGGTAATACTACAACAAAAAACTTTTACGCTCAATATAACAAACTACAAATAGAAACAAACGATGTTATAGATAATTATTGGAAAATACCTGCTGGCCTTACATTAGAATGTAATGAGTTAGTCATAAAAGATGGTGGGAGGATTTATGGTGAAGTTGGTACTGATAACAAAGCCGCATCTATAAAATGTGTAAAAAGACCTACCATTAGGGGCGATTGGAACTTTAGGCAAATAGCAGATGGTGTTTATGAAACCATAGGTGCTTTTAGTAACACGCCAGTATTTCATGGCGGTACAGGTAGACAAACCCTAGAGAAAAATGCAGTTCTTTATGGTAATGGTATGGATGATATAGGACAGTTAAGTTTAGGTTCCGCAGGTGATGTCCTAGCAGTAAATAGTGGTGGGACAGGTATTGAATGGTCCTCAACTGGCGGAACAAATATTAGCATAGGAGAATTAGAAGATGTTACTATTACATCAGCCGCAGAACAAGAAATCTTGCGGTATGACGCAACCGCAGGTGAATGGATAAATGATACTCACGACAGACAGTTTATTCGGGTAAAAGCGGCAGAAGCACTTAGTAAAGGAGATGTAGTCTTTATCTTCGCTGTGCATAATTCTAATGTCGTAAAAGTAAAGAAGGCAAGAGCCGACTCCACATCAACAATGCCCGCAATAGGTATTATGTATGAAACGCTTGCCTTAGACGCAGAAGGTCTTGCAGTAGTATTCGGCAAGGCTAACGGAATAGCAGCAAACTATACAGAAGGACAAACTATGTATGTAAGTCCTACTACTGCCGGTGCTTTAACTAATGTTAAACCCGAAGATGCCTCGCATTTGATACAAAATGTAGGTATCTTAATGCAAGCACACGCCAGTAATGCCGTTGTTAAAGTTACAGGTGTAGGAAGAACAAATGATACACCAAACACCGCGCTTCATCCTTGTTTCTTTGAAAGGTCATCAATAGGTACAAGTGCCGTTGATTTTAGGTCGCCAACGGTTCAAAGTTCTACTGCTAATCCTAATGCGTTTCCTATGCCTTTTGGTGGTAGAGTAGCAGCAGCAACATTCTTATTTGCCGGTGGAACAATCACAGGCACAGCAACTAATACTATTAGGATAAGAAAAAACGGTGGTGCTACAACAAAAGACTTTACCTTCACTCCTAGCGATTTAGTAAACACTAATGGTAATAATTATACACTTACTAAAACAGGGTCGGATGTAGATTTTGATTTCAATGCCGGTGATATTATACAAGTCAGGAGAGAAAGCGGCACTACTAATCTTAATAACGGACAGGCAATTCTTTGGGTAAAGTTTAACAATGGGTGATTAAATGGAATGGGATGAGTTAAGAGGCTTTAGAGACGGTTTGTTAAAAGAAATGGATTACTACCAACTTGCTATAAGATGGGAAAATCTTACAGATACACAGAAAACAGATTTAAGAACTTATCGTACTGAGTTGTTAGATTTACCGCAAAACTACGATACACCGGATGAGGCTTATAGTAATCTTCCTAGCAAACCTTTATGGATGACTTGAGACTGAATAATAACAGGGGGCGTATAGCATGGCAGAAAAACTAACTGATAACAAAAACGTATTTCTAACTACTGAAAGTGAAAGACTAGCAGTAACTCCCCATACTCAACATTTGTATAAAGATGCAGATGCAGGATATTTGTTTTATGGTGATGGGTCTACTGTTGGTGGTATGGCTGTTGATGTAAGACCTACCGTGAACAAAACTAGTAATTATACTTTACTTCGTAAAGACGAAGGTAGATTAATTGTTTTTAATAGCAGTAGTGATAGAACACTTACCATACCTACTAACGCTAATGTTCCTTTTTTAGTTGACTTAACTGAAATACACGTCTTAAATATAGGTAGTGGGACATTAACAATTAGTGGCGATACTGGCGTTACACTTAATGGTGCTGCTACTCTTTCTCAATATACTAAATCGGTGGTTAAAAAAACAGCAACAGATGTATGGATGGTAATCACATCCGTAGGTGTTACTGGACCCACCGGACCCACAGGCCCAACAGGGCCTACCGGACCCACAGGGGCAACTGGCCCCACAGGTGCTACTGGACCTACTGGTCCAACCGGACCTCAAGGAATTGCCGGACCAACTGGACCGACTGGGGCAACTGGTTCTGCCGGTGCAACCGGACCTACTGGACCTGCCGGTTCCGACGGTGCTGATGGCGCAACTGGTCCAACAGGACCCACAGGACCCACAGGTGCTACTGGCCCAACTGGGCCAGCAGGTGCGGTAGGACCCGAAGGTTTAGTCTTTGAAGGTGCTTGGAACTCAAGTACTACTTATTCTATTGATGACGCAGTTACACACAACGGTAACTCTTACATAGCCACAGCAGCGCACTCAAACCAAGAGCCACCTAATGCTTCTTATTGGGCTGTTCTTTCAGCCAAAGGAGATACTGGCGCAACAGGACCTACCGGCCCAACTGGTCCCACAGGCCCAACTGGTCCTATCGGACCACAAGGAGTAGCCGGACCGACAGGTCCTACTGGGGCTACTGGACCTACTGGTGCAACAGGACCCGCAGGTGCGGATGGTTTAGACGGTGCAACAGGACCGGAAGGTCCTACTGGACCTACTGGTGCAACCGGACCTACGGGACCGACAGGTCCTACTGGTGCAGCAGGTTCAGATGGCTCTGATGGAGCAACAGGTCCGACTGGACCGACAGGTCCTACTGGACCTAATGGTGTAGCAGCAGGATTTGGGACACCTACGGCAGCAACAGGACCTATCGGTGTTACATCTAGTGGGCCGGACACAGCAAAAATATTTGCCTTTACTATTCCTCAAGGAGCGACAGGCCCAACAGGACCCACAGGTCCAACAGGACCAAGTGGTGCTGATTCAACAGTAGCAGGACCTACTGGTCCGACAGGCCCAACAGGACCGGAAGGTCCTACCGGACCAGCAGGTTCGGATGGTGCAACTGGACCTACTGGAAGTACAGGTCCGACAGGTCCGGCAGCCGGTTTTGGTACACCTACTGCATCAACGGGACCAATAGGTGTTACCTCTAGCGGTCCTGACACAGCAAAAATATTTGCGTTTTCTATTCCAGCCGGAGATACCGGCCCTACTGGTCCAACAGGTGCAGATGGTCCTACTGGCCCTGCGGGTTCGGATGGTGCAACAGGACCTACCGGACCAGCCGGTGCTGATGGTGCGACAGGTCCAACAGGACCTACTGGTCCTACTGGTTCTGATGGACCTACTGGCCCTACCGGACCAACAGGCGCAGCAGCAGGGTTCGGAACACCTACGGCATCTACTGGACCGATAGGCATAACAGCATCCGGTCCTGATACAGCAAAAGTTTTTGCATTCAGCATTCCTCAAGGAGATGTTGGCCCAACAGGACCGACAGGTTCAGATGGACCGACAGGGCCTACGGGAGCAACAGGACCTACTGGAAGTACAGGACCTACTGGTCCCACAGGCGCAGCCGCAGGTTTTGGTACTCCAACCGCAAGTACAGGACCTATTGGGATAACAGCATCAGGACCCGATACTGCTAAAGTTTTTGCCTTCTCAATCCCTGCGGGGGCAACTGGGCCGACAGGCCCTACCGGACCTGCGGGAGCAGATGGTAGTGATGGGGCAACCGGACCTACGGGACCTACTGGACCGACTGGGCCTACCGGACCTGAAGGTCCTACTGGACCAACAGGGGCTACTGGACCTACGGGACCTGCGGGAAGTACAGGACCGGAAGGTTTAGTTTGGGAAGGAACATGGTCTAGTGGTTCTGTATCTTATCAAGTAGACGACGCAGTTTACTATTCTGTTGACGAATCGTCATACATCTGTATTCAAGCACATACTTCATCCGGCTCTATATTACCTACTAATACTTCTTATTGGAGTATATTAGCATCAGCCGGAGATACAGGTCCTACCGGACCTACTGGTGCGACAGGACCCACAGGACCTATTGGACCCGATGGTCCAACTGGCCCGACTGGACCCACAGGACCAACTGGCTCTACTGGTCCTACTGGAACGGCAGCAGGGTTTGGTACACCTACTGCTAGTACAGGGCCTATTGGGGTAACAGCAAGCGGTCCTGATACCGCTAAAGTATTCGCATTTTCTATACCACAGGGTGCTACGGGACCAACTGGACCTACCGGCCCTACTGGTGCAGACGGTCCAACAGGTCCTACGGGTCCGACAGGACCAACTGGTACTGCGGCAGGTTTCGGTACGCCAACTGCCTCTATCGGACCTATCGGAGTTACCTCTAGTGGTCCTGACACAGCAAAAGTTTTCGCTTTCTCAATACCACAGGGAGAAGCAGGTAGTGATGGCCCAACAGGACCAACTGGTCCCGCAGCAGGTTTTGGAACGCCTACCGCAAGCACAGGTCCTATTGGTGTTACGGCAAGTGGTCCTGACACGGCTAAAGTATTTGCGTTTAGTATTCCTCAAGGGGCTACTGGACCTGCGGGTTCTGATGGTTCAGACGGGTCTGATGGTGCGGCGGCTGGATTTGGAACACCTACTGCAAGCACAGGACCAATTGGTGTGACTGCGAGTGGACCGGACACTGCGAAAGTCTTTGCTTTCT